TGAAATCTGTTGACATAAAGTTTAATGTTTCTGCTGAAGTTAGCGAATACATATACTTCCATCTATATCCATCAGATGTTTCAAAAATTGAGTTTGATGTTGATGTCGGTTCTACTGTTGAAGCAGTTGCACCATCATTTTCTATTACTTTGTAAACAGCGTTAGAACTGTTCATTACAACATAAGTTGAATCAAATAAGTTTGTTGCCCCACTATTTGCGGCGTTTGATGAACCTATATTGTGTTCGTACATATCATAAGTTGTACCAGTTGTCCAGTTTCTTCTTGGAATACAATGTGATACATCCGTTGAAGCGATTAGTTTTGCCCCTAACATATCATCATAGTTGTAAAATTCTGATGTTACATCATCATTTGGTGTAGGTGGGGAAGCGTCTGTTCCCTCGTTAATCGAGTTGCCTTGTACATCGGCATCGGTCGCCCATGAATGAGCACGACCTATGAATAAGTAATATGTTTCAGAAGCTGTTTCCGAGAAGGATTCAACGAACTGTTCAGCATTATTTATTCTAAATTTGTTTGTAATTATTGCTGCCATTTTATTTTCCCATTATTCTAATGTTACTTTCTTATTATTTATAACATTTATTAAGAAGGTTCCTGAGTTATGTCTGTCGGAAACGCAAAATTATTTTTATGATCAAGGTCACTATTAGTTCCCTCTAAATCTTTAAATCTCATAGTTTCTCCGTCAACATCTGTATTCAAAGTTCCTGTAAATCTTAGTTGCGCCCAATCTGCTATTGTCGTACTTGCAGAAGCGCCAAATTCACTTGCCAATACACCAGATTCACTTTCTAATCTGATATTAGAATTACCTGTTTCAGTTGCACCCTCTAATAATATACCGTTGTTGTGAGCATATCTAGTAAAAGGTGCTCGTAAGTTTCTCATTCTAGGACCCCCATAAGCAAAACCATTACTTATACCAACACCCCTTACTGTATAACCAAATTCATCTACTATATTTCCAGCATCTTCTGCTGCTATGAAACCTGTGCCATCTTCTAAAGTAAACGGCTCACTATTCAAGGCATAGAAACTTCTTCTATTTCTTTTCTCCATCTCGATTGTAGTCTCGGGAGATAAGTTTAATTCTTTTTGTGTATTTGTATTCGTATCTCTATAATCATTCTGTGGTTCTACAGGAATACCTGCCCTTGCGACTGCTGATGATAATTTTGTCTTACCATCTAATTCAACAGCATTACTCATAAACTTTAATCCAACACCTGTTCGTCTACCAAAGAATGTAGAGAATAGAGTATTTAATCTCATGTAGATTGGACTATCAGATGTGCCAGAGAATAATCCAGAAGATAGTGTAGCGCCAACTGGTTGTCTAACTTGAGCATCTAGTCTAGTTGCTATATTCACTTCTCCAGTTACATAGAATCCAGTAGGATGAACTGCTCGTTTAATAGCATCACGCCATTTATTAATTGATTCTGAAACTTTGATTACATAAGAAAAATCTTGATAGTATAAACTATCTTGAATTTTTTTAGTTAATTCTGAAATGTGTCCATCTTCATTTATATATTTACCTGCCGTATCAATCTTTGTGTCAATTGCTGTGGTACCTGTAAGTGGATCCGATTTTACTACGACAGCAGTTTCGCCACCAGAGAATGTTACCGTATCACCTATTTCTAAAGCACCTGATGTTACTGTATATTTTAAAAGAGGTGCTGATAGACTTACAACTGTTCCTGTTGCACCACTTATATTACTTGTAAATGTTTCATCTTCCTCCACAGTTCCTGAAACTGTTTTTAAAATAGCATAATGTGGGAATACTAGAGTCGGTGCTGATGTGAAATTAATACCATGTTCGATAATACTCAATGAGGTTGCACGACCTATTTCAGCACCAAAAGGTATCACAGTTGCACTTGCGCCATCAAAATTTTCATTTAATATTCTACCACCATCTTCAAACTCTAATTTTCCAGCGCCTACATTATCACTCACACCTTCTAAATTTATAATTATTTCTTCTTCATTTTGAATATTTGTTGCTTCATCAATTGATTGTGCAGCAGTTTCAAATTGAATGTTACCTTGTATTCCTTCAAAAATATCCTCTGATGCTACATTACCACTTCCATCTTCAAGAATAAGTTTTTCGCCAGCATTTGATGATGAACCATCAGTACCATCTAATAATGTATAATTCAATTTAACAGATTCTAAAGTTACTCTACTATAACGATCAAATAATTCAGTAGCATTTTCTAATCCTATGAATCTCGTTCCAAGTGTGATTGTTGCTGTTGGTAAAGTTGTATATCCACCACCACTTGCAATCATTCTTATATCTGTGATATCACCATCACCCGACTCTTGAATTATTTTATCTCCAACATATCCTTCAGAAGCAGTTATATTCTCTAAAACTATATGATCAGTTGCTTCTACTTGATAAGGTAAATTTATTGATGATTCTTGATTGAGAATAAAAAAAGTATCTGAAACTTGATTGTCATCCTCCTCGCTCATTAGATGTCCAACTTCATTCTCTAATTCAAATCTAATTTCTGTATCCGTTTCATGTGAAGCAGAATCTAAAAGTTTACCAGTTGTTCCATCAGAAGCATCTTCTAGAGATAAATCACCAGAACCAGTTCCTGATATTGTGCCTAATTCTAATTCTATATGAATAGCAACACTTCCTGTTTCAGGTGCGATACCACCATTTACAATTGATACTTCTGCTTCAGCAGTCCCTGAACTAAATGTAATTGTATCACCTATTTCATATCCTGTGCCAGCAACATTGATAGCAACTTCATCAACACCACCACCTGATATATCACCAACTTGAACACGGGCGCCAGTTCCTGCACCACCTGATATTGTTGCTTCATCTCCAACCGTGAGTGTGCTACCATCATTCGTGATTGTCGTTGTTGATAAACCTTGACTTACTGTAACTTCTATTTGAATTGTGGCATCAGCGTTACTAACACCACTTAATGTTTCACCGTTTACAAAAGTTCCTGTAACTGTTTCATTATTTACAGCAACCTCAGAAACAACAACTGATCCCTCTTGAAACTTTGTAACATTCTCGACAATTGCTGTTGCTTCATTGATCGTTGTTGAAGCAGGATTATTTGCTTGTTTAATTTCTTGTCCAACTAAAAATAAAGGATCATTAACTGCTTGTGTTGCTGTTTGTGTGCAACGAATAAATGTATCAGTAGAAAATTGACCAGCAGATACTCGTAACATATCTTCGGTTGGTTTATAAACTTCGGTAGGTTCATTGAAGAGCATTCTGAAAAACGCTCTGTGTGCCTTGTCAGTTCCTTTTGCTCTATAAATTGATTGAATATTCTTAATTAGTTTTCTTTTATTTAAAGCACTATCTGTATTTGTAGGAATAGCATTTAAAAACTCCTCTTTCATTTGTGATAAGAAATCACTAATGGTATGGTCTGGATCTGAATAGTTTAATAGTTGTTGTAAATTCTCTACAGGATTAGCACGATACTTACTAATTTTTGCTGTCGCACCTGATGTTCCGCCAGTTACAGTTTCGCCTGTGATAAAAGCATTGTTTGATGAAATGAATAGTCTAGAGTTTTCTTTTTCATCTTCTGCTAAAACTGTAGCAGTAGCACCCGATGTTGAACCTGTTATAACTTCATTCTTGGCAAACGATCCAGCAGCAGTATTTTCTTCAGCAACAATTTTATCTCCTGCATCTAAATTAAAGGCATCTGTTCGATCTAGTAAAACAAAATCAGAAGCAGTTGTTTGAGATTCTAAAATTATATTATCTATCTCAGTAATTGATTCTAAATTTAATTCAGCAGACTCCATGAATAGGAAATATGATGAAAGAAATTCAGTAAACTTAGGATGCTCTGATAATACAAATTCAGGCACCTGTTGTTTAACAAGTGTCGATAATTTTTTTTTATTAGTTTTTTTCTTGTCGGCCATTGTTATCCATTAATATGATGAATAACTACTAGTTGTTGTATAAGTTGTTCCTGCTTGTGATGATCCACTCTCGACAGCGTCAACTTCTCCGCCAACGGTTGAGTTACTTGTATCTATTTCTAAAATTTGATTACGAACAGGTACAATATCATTTGAACTAGGAATAGCAAATACTCTAATTATAGTGCTAGTAGCGCCATCTACATTTGAAATGCTTGTGATGTTTGCTGATGTGAGAACAACTTGACCAGTTGTATAATTAACTGTGCCAAAAGTTGAACTAGTATAAACTCTTGTAGTGCCACTTAAATAATAAACTCTTAAATTACCAGCACCATCATCATCTAAAAAATGTTCATTAGCAGAACTATCGTTATTAATTTTAAATCCAGTTGACGATATGACACCACCGCCACTTGCATTATGTCCACTATGTGGATTATAAAATGCATTATTAAATGATACTGTATATTTTAATGATGAACTTAAAGTTGGTGTGATTGTCTTAAACATCTTAACAGTTGTAATATTACTTAATATAGATGAATCAGCGTCATTAATTGCTTCTAATAACTTTGAATATCTAAAAATACCAGTAAAGTTTTGTAAATTATTTTGATTGAATAAAGATATTTGATTTCGAATATTTGTTCTTAAAGTTGAAACATCTTTAGTTGTTTTATCTGAATCATATTTAAAGTCTGTTGTCAAGCGAATAAATGTTGTTTCTGGATCTATGATCTCTGGTCGTACAGAAGCAACGGCATATTGTTTTAAACTTTGAACAATACTATTCTTTGTTGCAACAGTTAAATTAGATCCTGATTTTGCTTTAACAGATATGAATACTTTTCCATAAGAAGGTACTTCAGCATCTTCACCACCATATACTTGAACGGCCTGTGCATTTGCATATAAATTTTTTACTAGAACTTTGTAATCCTCAGCAGTAACTGCCCTATCTTGTGAAGCGTAATCTCTTGGTGCATTGTACTTTATTGAACTGATACTTTCAGGTCTTGATCCCCCTTGAGCAGCAGATAGAGTTGTAATTGTTGTGTTACTAAAATTTCCAATAGTTCCTGACAAAGTAAATATGTTTGCCCCATTAGGTAAATCTTGATTACAATTAATATAATCAAATATGACAATATTACCATCAGCAATTGCTTTACCTAAGACACCATCACCAAAGTAAACTTCGTAACGTCCATTCTCAACCTCTTGTAAAAAATAAACTTGTGAGTTAGGATCTAATCCAGTAAGTCCTGTTGCTAAAGAATATGTGTTTGTTGTAGAGTCCGAAGAAGATTCTTGAACCTGAACAGTAAGTGATGTTGTATCAACTTTATCATTAGGTATAATAAATCTTTGTTCTAAATCAGACGTGCTTGCTGTGTACTTATAATTTAAATATGATCCTTCTCGTATCTCCAAATCACTAAACTTATAGACTCCATCAACTGGTGTAATTGTTATAGCTGCTTTGTTTACAAAAGCATAAGATTGTTCATCAACTGTCGTAGTAAATTTTGTACCAGCAGACATTGTGAGTGAAGAACCAGAGGCACCATTTACCACAACATCAATTTTTGCTGTTGAAGCAAGTGTACTTGTTGGTGTATATCCAACTTGTTTTGCTTTTGATACCACACTTGATCTTAAATCAGCACTATCTAAAAACATTTCGTTTGCTAACATATTTGCATTGAAACCAAGATAGTGTGTATTATATGCTAATACATCTAAAAGAACTGACATGCCAGATCCCTCAAAATCGTAATCTCTAAACTCATCTTGTTGTGAAAGAAAAGTCTTTAAATTTAATTTTATATCGTCAAAATCTAATTCTGATATATCTAATTTAGTTGCCATTTTATCTTAATCTTTCTAAAAGTGTTTCTACTACAACTGGTTCTGGTTGATTAACAACCTGAAAATTTATTGTTACTGCATATGCATTTCTATCAAATTGAGGTAATGTTCTTACAACAACAAGTCTTGCTCTTGGTTCATAATTTGCAATCAGTAATTCAATTTGTTTACCAATTAAATGAGTCATTTGAGGTGTCATGTTTTCAAATAACATCGCTCTCAAATTAGAACCTATCTCAGGATGAAAAGGTTTCTCATAATGATTTAAATTAATAAGATTACGGACACTTCTTTTCACCGCTTCGATATCTGTAATTTTTTGAATATCTCCTGTAGCAGTATTTTTTTGAAAATCTAAATTTAGGTCCTTGTAAATCCTAGAACTTCTTTGACTTTCGTTTGTTTGTGTTGAATCGTAAAGTGCCATTTAGTAATCTCTCTCTTGTATATTTATACCGTTAACCTGCAAACACATTATTTGATCCTGCAGCCACAGAGGTACAAGCAGTTATGCCATCACCAACACGACCACATCCTTTTCCATTTACAAATACGGTGGTTGATCCTGTTGTGATTGCTGCTGTGTGAGGTGGACAAGGAGCATCAGTTGGTGTAAGATGAGTAGTGTTTACATCACCTTGTCTTGATACACCAATACCATTCACCTTAACATCAGTTGATCCTTGTGCTCTTGTCATAGCGCTACAATGTGTTACATCAGCGTCACCTATTCTTGTTACTGCCGGCATCTCTTTTCCTTTTTAACTAACTCTTGTAATTTTTCATTGTAAGAAGCAATCTCGTGATGATCTTCCTCGGTGTGAGGAGGTTCAGGTGGAGTTGGTTCAAACCTAATAACATAATCAAAAACGTCAGGTATATCTTCGTAATCAGAAAACTCTAAAATTTTATCTTTATGCCTAACGACAAAAAGACCTCTCATTACTTTTTCTTCTTAGTAGTTTTCTTTTTAGTTTTTTTCTTTGCTACTTTTTTAATTGTTGGCGCTTTCTTTGCTGGTTCTGTTGTTGGTCCTGCATTGTTGCCTTTACCCCAATTCTCCCATAACTTTGATAAAAATCCCATAACGATCTCCTTATTTTTTCTTTTTCTTTTTTGCCCTTAGTGGCGGTTTTGTTGCTTTAAAAGTATTTGCTTTGTTTGGTGTTCTTGTCATACCTTCAGGCACAGGAACTTTTCCTTCATCTATCAATCTTTGTCTGTTGATTAAATGTTGTCCTTGAATTGACTCTTTACTACCACCACCGTAAGCAACAGCGTGTCCTTCTTCCATTAGTTTAGTAGTAATAGTATCGCCATTGATGGTTTTAAAATCACCAAGAATACGACCAAACTTACCTTTCATATTTTCGCCATTACTTTTTACCTGTGATAGTAAAGTAGCATCAGCACCTAATAGAGAACTTAATCTTTCTTTAGCGGCAAGTCCAAAAATCTTTTCGACTTTATCGCTAGTTCTTGATTCTGGAGTATCAATGCCCATAATTCTCACTCTTTCATCTCTGAGCCAGACACCAAAACCTAAATCAAGGTCTACATCAACGGTATCTCCGTCAACAATCTTTACAATTTTGCATTTATACTCGTACATATGTTTTTCCTTATAAACTTAACAATAACTATTTATAAGTGCTTTACAAATCGTTTA